AGAATGCCTGTTTCCTTCTCAAGACGCCGCGCTTCAACATACATGGCCCGCATCGCTCGTTTATCTTCATCAGTACGCCATTTCGGGATAGCGTTTTGCTGTTTAGCTTGCCGCATCCTATTGTTTGCATTAAGGCGATCAGGATTTCGGGCTGCATATTCTCTCGCGACCTGTTGGCGGCGCTCTTGGTTATTCGCCACCCAGTTCGCGGCCTTTTCCTTATAAACATCACTGTTCGACCGGTAATGCTTGACCGAATACGCCCTTAGTTTCTCCCTATTTTCTTGCGCATACGTTTTTTGCTTAGCCAGTCGTTCTTCATGATTCGCCAAGTATCTCTTTTTTGCATTATCGGCACGCGCCGCCTTATGCAATAGGCACTGGCATTTCTTCTCGCTGACCGTTCTAATCGCAATCATGCCAAGATTGCAGGGCTTACCAGTAAAATATTCGGTAAGCCCTGACGTTCTCGCCTCTTTTCTTGAAACGAGCTTCATCATTACTTAGAACAACTCTTGAATGTAATCATTTACAAGATGGCTTCTAAACGTAATATGTTCAGCCGGGTAAGGAGGAGTAAATGAGAAATCGAAGAAAATTTTGCCCTGGCTGATCTGATCCGGCGTGTTCAAGTCTTCATCGGCCCAGCATTGTCCGCCCAGGATCGCGCCGACCGCGACCAGATGGCGCAGGTAATCATTGACGCCTTCGACCACATCCTCGATGTAGGTTTTGGTGATGTTTCTATCCACCGCCCATAGGTGCGCGGCCATCAAGGATTCATGGATCATGTCGGCGGTGCGCACCACGGACAAAAACGCCCATTTTTGATCGGCCGAACAGGTGCGGTTACCCCACAAGCGGTAGCCGTCCTTCTGGATGATGGTGGCCACTTCATTTTCGTTCAGGTAGTTGGCAATCGAATTGGTGTCCCCCAGCGCGAAATCAATGGCCCGACTGGTGCCGATGATGCCGTAAATTTCGCGGTTGGATGGCGACCACCAGAACCCGCGCTCGTTGTCGGACTTGGCGATGATGCCCGCCACGCGCGCCGAGACCGGCTGGTTGACTTCGCTGTTGCTGATCGTGTCCCAGACCTTGACCTGTGGATCGACCACGTAAACCCGCTTGCTGCCGAAGTTTTCGCGGTAAGTGATGGCGGCGGCGTCGGTGCTGTTGGGGCCGTCGGCGATGATGACCGCTTTCAGTTGGTCGGCAATGCCCAGCAATTCGGCAATCACCGCCTGTTCATGACCAAAGCCCGGCACGACCAGGATACGCGGCTTGACCTTGACCACCGATTCGGCGGCCAGAAAGGCATTCACGCCGGTGACGCCGCTGCCGATGATGTTGGTTTTGGTGGCCGCCGCATCCACGCCTTCCGCCACGCGAATCACCACGACCATGGCGCCGGCCTGATCGAAGATCGCGTCCATCGCATCCGGCAAGGTGCCTTCCTTGCTGCCGACGGTATCCAGGCCCGCCGCTTGGGCGCGGCTGCCGGTAATCAATACCGGGGTATTGAGCGGGAAGGCTTCATCCAGGCCGCTGGACAAGGGCTGCACCTTGACCGAGGCGCCGACCACGCCGACGCCGGTCGAAGCGCCGGTATTGGCCGCCGTCACCAGCAAGGACGCCGGGGCGCTGGCAGTGATGGCAGCAATGACCAGCGCGGCAGTCGAAGTAATCACCCCGCTGCCGTCGGTCGCCAGATTGACGGTAATGGCCGAGCCGACCACCGCCACGCTCAAGGCCTGCGTGTTGGCTTTCGGGTCTTTCAAATGCACGGTAATGTCATTGCCGGCCAGTCCCGGCGTCACCGCCGTCCAGGTGATGGCGTTATTGCTGGCGACTACGCCGGTTAACAGGCTGGCCGTGGCCGCCGCCGCGCTGTTGGGCGCGGTGCCGATCAGGCCGATGACGGAAGATTTGACGGTACTGATCGGGCGTGCGCCGTCGTCGATTTCGACGATCTCGACTCCGTGTAAAAATTGTTCAGGCATGGTGGTATCCTATTGGGTGAAAGTTAATGCAAGGTTAAACAGCTCGTCGATATCGGCGTCGGTTTTGTTCAAAGCGGTGGCGATGGCGGAAACCATGGGGTGCATGCGCTCGTAGGTGGTCGAATATTCCCACATGTCTTTTGTGTCTTGATCGGACTGGGCGATCGCCGCCTCGACCGCCTCCCGCAAATTCAGTTGCGTCAAAGCCCTACGCAGTTGCCATGCAGAAACGCGCATTCCGGCGCGGATTTGTTCGATGGTTGGCTCAGGCTTTATTGGGCTTGATCCAACAGGCGGCGTAACGCCTAGCTCTGTAATGGTATGTTGAGAGCCGTCGGCTAAGTAGTAAACTTCGCCGCGATGATCCGGCACAACCTCCCAAGATGCGCCGTTAAAAACTGCTGCTTGATTTGCGGCAACAGATGGCGGTTGAATGGTGGTGGCATTGGCCGGTACTAAAAAAACACCCGGCTCTAGCGGGGATGCGTCCGCCAAGCCGCTTGCTGTAAAACCATGTGTTACTGGATGGTAGTGATAGATTTGCATAATTAATCTCAATATTTGATACAGGCGAGAAGCGCGATGTTGCGCGGACGAGTTTCGGTAGAAAAATTACCTTGAGTTCCTGAATTTCCTGCCCCTTCCACTACCCCACTACTGTCTACAGTCAGAGCTGTTGTACCAGATGATGGATTGATATTAATTTGCTGATCAGTAACCCAATTCGCATCGGGTATGCTCGCACCTGATCCGGCAGATAGAGTTCCAGTTGGTAAAAAATGGTTATGTTTTTGCAAAGCATGAGATTGATAAGTACCGAAAACACGACCGCTATCAACCCCACGCCCATCATCCCAAAACCTCGGAAACTCGCCTCTTACATCAAACGCCGTAAACGTCGTCCCATCCGCATTATCTTTAACGGCAATCGTGCCGGCGGCCCAGGTGCCTGCGGCTACCATGATGCCGTTATGCATAGCCCAACCACGCAACGCGGCATACGCTGTGCGGCTCAAATTAGCGACACCAGACTTGATGTAACCCGCGCGCGGGGTCGGCTGGGTGTCCAGTAATAGATTGCCCACAAGCACACTGGCATAGCCGGTATAAGACGCCCCATTGGCGGTAAATGCTTGCCAAGTCATGATGGAGTTATAGTCGTCATGCCAGATTGGGCCGATGTTGGTGTCTGGCAGTGCAACGCCTGACGCGTAGTGCTTGATGTACTGATAGATCTCCAACGCATCGACACGCTGCTTCAAATACGCCGTTCGATTCGCCAAATTGATCGCCGCCGCATTCGATTTACCCGATGCGCCGCCGACTACCGCATCAGTCGTTTCCAGTTGATACACGCCCGCGTCATAAACGGGCGATTCAGGCAAGTTAGCCATCAGAGCACCCCGCCGTTGTGTTGGTAGGTTCCGTCATATGTCACCGTATCGTTATAAAGAATGTTCATGAAAATCAGGTTGCGCAGCACGGAGCGCGCGTTTTTGTAGCGGGCGATGCGGTCCTTGATCTTCTGGATCATCGCCGCGTCGGGCGAAAAACCAATATTCAGTATCACGTCGAACAAGGGCCAAAAGCCGTCGGCGCCGTGGGTGATGCTGGCGTCATAAGTAAAGCTGTCGTTGTAGTAATGCACTTCGCCTTCCCGAATTTGCACGTTGTCATACCCCAGCGCCTGAATCGCGGTTTTTATCGCGTGCGGCGTGCCCTTGCGGCTGTGCACCTCGTAGCTGGCCGCCACCGTGGCGCGTTTTTGCGCCTCGCTCCAGGTTTCGTCCCATTCGTCTACCGACAAGGCCCAGGCAAGCCAGGGTAATAAATCCATGGTGCAGGTGTGGGGGTGCCAGGTCTTGACGATCTCCACCGGCACAGCGCCCAGGCGGGCAATGCTGTCATCCAGTGCGTGTTCTGGCGCAGTGGCATTGGGTGGCAGCAGCTTAGACACTGATGCCCCCATTTGTCAGGGTAATGCCGGTGCAATAGCCTGCCTGATAATTGGCAATCACCACGTCCGCCGCCGGGCTTGAGAGCGCCACGTTTTGCACGCCGGGTTGATGCAATGCGGCAAAAATGCCCGAGCGGGTGATGTCGTAGCCGATTTTGCGCTGAGCCTCGACATACGCCTCGACCGCTGCTTGTGCCGCCGCCAACACCGTGGCTGAGCTGGGGCCGTCATAAAAATAAATGGTGGCGGTAATCGCGTAATTGACGATAGCCGCCGAGCGCACGACTACCCGGTCGGTCAAGGGCCTAACGGATTCATTGTTGATGGCCGCATCCACCTTGGCCAGCAGATTGGCATCCGCAACACCGTTGCCGGATCTGGATAACACCGTCACAGCCACCTTGCCTGGTTCCGGCGTGGCTAGATTGGCGTCGTGGTCGATCACGATCAAACCGGCATCGACATGAAACGTCACCGCATCGACCGCAATGTCTTTAACGTCGCCATCGGCGCCGAGGCCGTGGAAAATGTAACTACCCGCCGGCCCCGCCGTGCTCAGGCCTTCAAACGCCAGCTGCACGCGGGCGCGAAAATCGGTGTCGCTTTCGTAAACGGCTGGCGTCGGCGGAATGGATGCGTCGTTGGCCGGGCTGATCAGCAAACGCTGCACGTTGAAATTGGCCGCCAGGTTATCCAGGTCGGTGCCGAGCGCATGCGCCAACATCACGCCCCGCGCGGCATCGTTGACACGCTGGCGAATGATCAGCTCACGATAAGCGGCCACTTCCAGAATCTTATAGGCCGGGTCGGACTCCACCAGGGCTGAAAAGCTGCTATCACGCGCCTGCAAATCCGCCAGCATGGCGGCGAAGATGGTTTCGAAATCCAGCGCCTCGACGATGGCCGGGGCGGCG